GGTGTTGGTCTGGCTGCCGAGGGGTACGGTGCCGGGTTCTTCGAGGGTGGCGGTCACCCGACCGGCATCCTTTCCCCGGCGATCGATCCTGGTGAGACTGCTGCGAAGTCGCTCAAGGAGAAGTTCGCTCGGGCGTTGCGGGGCAGCCGTGAGGTGTTGATTGTCCCGAAGGACACGACGTACACGCAGATCCAGTCGAACCCGACCGATTCACAGTTCATCGACACGATGCGTTACTCGGTGGAGCAGGTATGTCGCATCTACGGCGAAGATCCTGCCGACCACGGCTCCAGTAGTGGCGGGTCGTCTGTGACGTACGCAAACCGTTCCGACGCCGACCTTGCCCGCTTCAAGCGCCGCCAGTTCTGGGTGACGAAGCTGCAGGCGTCATTGTCGGCGTTGGTGCCACCCGATCAGGTTGTGAAGCTGAACACGTCGTCGGCGTTGATGATGACGGACATGGAGCGTCATCAGCTCCACGATCTACGCCTGAAGGCAAAGACTCGCGCCGTCAACGAGGTGCGCAAGATCGAGGATGAAACGCCGTTCGTCGGTGACGAGTACGACGAACCGGGCATCCCGGATGGGTCCACCGACGAGGCGAAGGTGGAACGCCAAGCCATCATCTTGCAGAAGATGTACTTGGCGGTTGGTGTTGTGTTGACCGCCGACGAGGCCCGCCAGTTGGCCCGTGACGCCGGCATTGCCTTACCTGCCGATTACGACCCGAGCGCACTGGGCGCCACCCCAACCCCTGCCCCCATGTCTGGAGGTTCACAGTGACCAGTAGGCCACACGACAATCTGATCCGGTCGCGCTATGGCGCCGACACCGTGGAGATGCCCGCCGAAGGACGCACCCTGCACGGACACTTCTCCGTGTTCGACTCATGGACCGAGATCAATTCTCGCTACGAGGGCCGGTTCATGGAACGCGTTGCACCGGGCGCGTTCGCTGAGGCATTCGCCAACTCGCGTGGCATCCGTGTGCTGTACGACCACGGTGCTGATCCGTCGATTGGTAACAAGCCCATCGCTGCGCCCACCGTGATGCGAGAGGACGACATGGGTGCCTACTACGAAGCCGAGATGCTCGACGCCAACTACGCGAACGAGCTGATCCCGGCGTTGCGTTCCGGCCAGCTCGGTGCGTCGTTCCGCTTCATCGTCAAGGATGACGAGGTGGTACACCCTCGACGGGCGACGGACCACAACCCCGAGGCGCTACCAGAGCGCACCATTCGCAACGTTGGCCTATACGAGTTCGGCCCGGTCACGTTCGGCGCTTACCCCGACGCAACATCCGGCGTTCGCTCCGGTACCGACGCCTTCTACGAACGACTGCTTACCGACCCGATGTTCATGGCCCGCTTCACGGAGCGTGTTGGCCTGGCGAACGTCGAGCTACTCATCGCCGCTGCACCGGACGCTGTCCGTGTGGCGAACGTAAACCCCAAGGACGGCCAGCAGGCCAACGAGGGTGACCCGAACCGTTCAGCACTGACCCGCGCCCGCGTGGCGTTGGCGTTCGCTGACATCTGAACTGACCCCTGAAAGGAGTCACCATGAAGTACGCAGACACACTGCGCGCCAAGGTGGCCGTTCTCATCGCCGAGCGCGCAGCGCTCAAGGCTGAGGCCGAGACCATCACCACCGACGAAACCCGTTCCGCTGACGTCATCGACGCCCGCGTGTCGGAGATCATCGCCCGCAACACGGAGATCCTTGTCGAGATCGACGACGCTGAGAAGCGAGCCGGCGAACTTGATGCGCTCGAAGTCGAGCGTGCCGCTGCGCCGATCACCGCACCGAACTTCATCCGTGAGGCCGTCAAGCCGGCGTTCCACGAGATGCGTTCACTGCCGACCAAGCAGCTCGCTGAGACGATCACTCGTTCCATCGAGGAGCGGGACATCGATCCCACCTACGCTGCCAAGATCGTGAAGCGCCACAGCGCCGATCGTGACTGGCTCACCAACATCGCCGCACGTTCGACCGACGCTTACATGTCGGCGTTCTCAAAGCTGATGACCGGCCGCGAGTTGTTCCTCACCGATGAAGAGCGAGTCGCCGTCAACGTGGGCACCAACACTCAAGGCGGGTTCCTCGTCCCGACGCACCTTGACCCGACGATGATTCTCACCAACTCGGGGTCGTCGAACGCGATCCGTGCGCTGGCCCGCGTCGTCACGCTGACCACCGCAAAGACCTGGAACGGTGTTTCGACTGCCGGTTCGGACTTCTCGTGGGACGGTGAACTTGTCGAGGTTTCCGACGACTCGCCGATCTTTGCGAATCCGAGCATCCCGACCTACGTCGGTGCCGGTTTCGTGCAGGCCAGCTTCCAAGCGTTCGAGGACATCGAGAACCTGGGTTCAGAGGTGCTGATGATTCTGGCTGATGGTCGCGACCGGCTCGAAGCAACGGCGCACGCCGTCGGCAACGGCACCAGCGCACCCAAGGGCATCTTCACCGCCCTGGACGCCAACACCAACGTCGAGGTGACTTCGACCACGGCAGCAACCATCGGCCTCGTTGACCTCCAGGGGTTGCGCCGTGCCGTTCCGGTTCGCTATCGCGGTAACTCGACGTGGTTGATGAACCCTGTGTACGCCGACGCGATCAAGGCGCTCGGTACCGCACTGTCGGCCAGCTACTCGACGGACATCACGCAAGGCAACTCGGGCACCCTGCTCGGCTCGCCGCTCGTGGAGTCCGATGATGCACCGTCGACACAGACCACCACGGTTCGTGACAACGAAGTCGTCGTCGGCGACTTCTCGCAGTACGTGATCGTCGACAAGCCCGGCTCGACCACGTTGGACTTCATCCCCAACCTGTTCAACACCGCCAACAACCTGCCCGACGGTCGTCGCGGTTGGTACGCACGTTTCCGCTCTGGCGCCGACGTGACCAACGTGCTGGCCTTCCGGCTGCTGCAGGACAAGACCACGGCGTAGCAGTACCAGTAAGTCGGGTGGCCGTTGTTCGGCAGGGCAACGGCCACCCTCCTGCCACCCCCTGCCAAGGAGTCCCCCATGTCCATTGTCCGCGTGACCCACACAGCCGTCGTCTACGACGAAGAGAACCTCACACACGTCCCGCTCCGCGAGGGCGAGTCGTTCGACTCGCAACATCCGCTGGTCAAGAAGTTCCCGTCGATGTTCGAGGCCGAGTTCCGAAGGGGTGTCGAGCAGGCGACCGCCAACCCTGGCGAACGTCGCAAGTGACCGACACGGTTACGGTCGGGTTCCTACACCCCGGCCACTACGCCGCGTGTTTCGCCCGGTCGTTGCAGGACATGTACCTACACGACCTGGCGAACGATCAACGGATGTTCACCCATGACGCCGGCGAGTTCGCCGAGCAGTGCGGTTCGGGTGGCATCGTGTCGGGTCGCAATCTGCTCGCAACGAAGATGCTTGAAGTGTCAAAAGCCGACTGGTTGTTCATGGTCGATAGCGACATGGGGTTCGCCCGCGACACCGTGGACCGGCTGATAGCGTCCGCCGATCCTGTGGCTAGGCCCGTCGTCGGCGCTCTCGCGTTTGCTCACAAGACGGACGGGCGCAAAGAGTTGAACGGCATCCGCTACAAGTGCCAGCCGACCATCTACGACTTCGTAGAGCTAGAACACGAAGCCGGGGTTGTGCCCCGCTTCAACTATGAGCGTGATGCCGTGGTGCCGTGTGGGGCAACAGGTGGCGCGTGTCTGCTGATCCATCGCAGTGTCCTACAGAAGATCCGCGACCAGTACGGCGAAACATGGTTCAACCCGATCACGCATCCGAAGGGGACGACGTTCTCCGAGGATCTGTCGTTTTGCATCCGTGTCGCCGGTGTTGGTGTGCAGCTCCACGTTGACACTGCGATCAAGACGACACACGACAAAGGTGGCGTGTTCCTCGACGAAGAGCTATTCGACATACAACAAGTCGCCCATGCTGCAGCGCACTGATTGCCCGCTGTGTGGCGATCTCCGAGCCGACGACGTAGGAACGGCACCGTGTGACACGCATCCGCTTTGGCGGTCTGGGCTACCAACGCAGATACGTTGGCGGCGATGTGTGGTTTGCGGTCATGTGTTCACCGCCGACTACTTCGAGCCTCACGAGTTTGCCCTGCTATTTCAGGATGACACAGAGCCACCAGGCACCCCAGACGAACGACGGTACGTGTGGGCGCCAACCATCCGCAACATCGCCACCATCATGGCCCCGCCAGCCCGTTGGTTAGACGTTGGGTGCGGCGACGGTCAGGCGCTCTTCGTCGCCCACGAGTGGGGCTACGACATCACCGGCGTCGATACTCGCACCAAGTCCGTGGAGAACCTGACAGCAAGAGGGTTCACCGCATTCGACACCATCACCAACGCCGGCAGCGGCTTCGATGTCGTTTCCATGTTCGACGTGATCGAACACATCCCTGATCCGCTCGAGATCTTGGCCGCTGTTGCCGATGCGCTCGTCGATGACGGACTCTTCATTGTGTCGTGTCCGAACATGGACAGCGAAGCGTGGCGCGAGCTTGACGCAACGGGGCGCAACCCGTACTGGCGTGAGATTGAGCATCTCCACAACTTCACCCGGTCACGGTTGCAGGCGCTGCTACGTGACTGCGGTTTCACCCCGATCTCATTCGATATCCCCAGGCGCTGGGTGATGGGCATGGAGATCGTCGCCCAACGAACACGGAGGCAGACATGAGCAACATCACGGTCACCGCCTGGCGTGAGTGGAAGAACGCCCCGACCGACCCGCCAACCGTGGTTGTGCAGGCCGGCATCGACGCCGCAGAGGAAGCCATCGGCGACGACCTGGCCCGCTACATCGCGGTCGCATCGGACACGGCAACCGCACGGCTGTACGTGCCCGACTCTGGTTCGTCCATCCTGCGTATCCACGATTGTGTAGCGATCACATCAGTGACCGACGACGGGTCGCTGCTCGCAGCATCGACATACCAGGCCGAGCCGGTGACCGTGTGGTCCGGCGCCGCAGAGCCGTACACACAAGTGCGTCTATTGGGCGGCACGTTCACGAGCGCAAACGGTGAGGCCACCGTGTCAGTACTCGCCAAGTGGGGCTGGACTGCGTTGCCGTTCCGCTACGTCGAGGCCGTGAAGATCCTCAGCGCCGACATCATCGATCAGAAAGACATCCGTAACGGTGTCGCCGGGTTCGCCGACTTCGGTGCTGTCCGCGTCCGCGAGAACGCCACCGTCGTGAAGCTGCTCGCCCGTCTGCGGCGCGCCGAGTCGTGGGGTATCGCGTGAGCCTCGACATTGGGGCTATTCGTGAAGCGGTCGCCAAGATCGTCGCCGAGCGGCTCGCGCCGACCGATGGTGCGCTCAACGTCTACGGCTACCCGCCCGACAACCCCGAGCTGGACGCCGTGCTCGTGCTGCCCCGCCCCGGTGAGTCCGGCCAGTACATCGACTTTCACAAGTCGTTCGAGGGCGCTGCCGGCGAAGGTGGCCTGTGTGAGATAGCGCTGTCGGTGGAGATGCGCCTGGGCGGCCCGTCAATCGACGCTGCACGCACGATGGACATCTACCTCGGCACGACTGACACAACGTCGATTCTGAAGGCTCTGAA